GTTTCCCAGTCACGATCCATTGTCCATCCTCTATCAGTTTTTTCCATTGTACCGTCTCCATATTCATGTAATGTTTTGTAAGGATCAATCTCCTTTGAGTAAGTAATTAATTTTTTTTCTAATGTAATGTACTTTTTTATCTTTAATAACTTTGTACGCAAAACTTCTAGTGTACTCTGCATTAAGGTTTGCCATATCACAAATATATTTAAAGTTCTCACACGTAACTCCTGTCTTTGCAAAGAACCAAGCTGTTGCTCTTTCTCTTGCGTGAATTGCTGTCTTTGATTCGTTAGGTTCTACTGGTTTAGTTGCATCTAATAAAGCTTGTAATACTACAGCAATAAATAAAACTCTTTCATTAGACTTACCAATACTAACTCCTATTTCTATTTCTTCATTCTTCTTGGTCATTTATTATAAACTCTGCTTTAATTATATCTTTATGTTTCTTACGAACTGTGTATCCTCTTTTAACATGTGTTTGTTTTTGATAACCACCATTAGCCATATGTGAAAGAGTACCATGATCATACCCTGCTTCTTCTGCTTCTCTACATTTTTTAAATATAACTACTTCTCCATTTTCTTTTGTACACTTCATAGGTTTTGTCCTAAACTTTACAGACTCTGTAAGATTCTTTAGATACTCAGGATCTGTATAACTTTCAACAGGTCTATACCATTTACCACCTACATAAGAATTATAAAATGCAGGTTCATCACTACCCTCTATCACAGCAGTAAGAACATTCCACTTCATTTGATAATATGCTTCATAATATCTTAAACTTCTTCTGTTTTTATATTCTGCTATAACTTCAAAAGTAAAATGTTCTTTACCTATTTTCTTTATGTCTGCTTTTAAATATTTAGATGAACCCATATAGGTTTGCCACTTAGATTCTTTCTTAGCTTTACCTATAAAATATTGTTTACACCCAACATATCCTTTCTTATTTTTTTTATTTGTTATAAGATAAACAAACCCAAATTTATTTAAGTTTGGCTCAAAGATTTCTTTTGTATGGTAATCAACCCAATGACTACCACTCAATTATTTCCTCCACGTCAGGTACTTTAGCAACATTCGAAAGAAACCTTGTACCTTTTGCATACTTAAACAAACGTAACCCTTTGCCTTCATTAGTATCACTCCAACACTCTCGCTTATGTGGGCAATAAACACAACCAATAGCAAGCTTACGGTTCCCACTAACACCATCAGGCAGATCAGTATAACACCTATCAGGTGGAGTATCATGTCTAACGATCTTTTTAAGATACTTGACTCTTTCATTTGCATCAATCATTTCCATATCATGTAATTTAAGAAGTGCTATATCTCCATTAGACTTATCAATAGCTAAAAAAGCAGCTTCATTTTTTTGTTGTGCTTGAGTATAAGCTGACAACTGTCCAACATAACCAAACGGATCGTCTGTTGTTAGCTGTCCTGTACTAAACTTTTTAAATGAGTAAGGAGAAGCACTCTTACAATCTACAACTACATCATCTATTATACAATCTTGATGTCCTGCAACTCCTTCTACCATTAATTCTTTTTGTTTACCTGTAACAGTATGTCCTGATAAAGAAGTAAACAAAAGTAATAATGATTCTAATAAATGTCCATATAAAAATTTTATTCTTGTTGGAGCAGTCAAAGGAACTTCTTCTTTTTTATCCTTATTAATTTCATACCATGTTTGTCTAGCAGGTTTTCCAATTAAAGATAGTCTTAAATTAGAAGAAGTTTTTTTCTTTGTATATAAAAAATCTGTAAGGTGTTCTTTTAACTCATCTAAAAATATATCTATTTCTTTCTCTACTTGTTCTTTTGGAATGGGAGGTCCACCATCCCTCGTAAAGAGGTCGTATATATCCTCAACTAATGTATCAATATGTTTCAATAGTTTGCTCCCAATCCTAAAGGTTATTTAAAGTGGAATGTCGTCATCAGCTACAGCATCTGTAGATGAGTAAGTACCTGGAATTTCTGGTAACTCATCATCATTGCCATCTTTATAAGGTACTAAATCTAGAACTTGTACAGTACGAAGGTCAGCAGAAGTTCCTTTTCTTCCTCTATATTCCCAATCATAAGTAGAGTAAAGAACATTTACTAAACTTCCATTACCTATCATACAATCTAAGACTTTCTTTTGTCCATCTATTAGTTCAGGCTGACGATTTCTTTGTCCATCTTTACGCATTACTTTTCTTTTTATTGTAACAAAGTCTCCACGATCATCACCTTTATTCTTAACAATTAAATTATCTTTGTTTGCAATATTTAAATTAGCTTCATCTAAATTACAAACATCTACAGTCCACATACCATCAGGATCGAAGGTAGTGTTTGGACTTTTAATAGCAGCCCAATATGCTTTTCCTTGTATAACCATTATTATTTTCTCCTAGTTATTTATTATTATTATAAAACGAATTATCTCATATTTGTTAATAGTTGTCAATTAATTTCTAACCAATCTGTTTGTACCCAATTACCTAATCCACATACAGTTTCTTTAGGATGAAGTTCTACAGACATACCATACGATTTATATCCCCAAGCAAAAGGTATAACATCTTCTAACGAAATCCCACAAGAAATAATTTTATTTTTTAAATCACTAACAGCAGGAGGTACGTTTAAAACTAAAGAACCTATCTCTTTATCTTTAGAATCGTACTTAGTTTCTATTGGATGTTTATAACAATACCTATGTTCTAACTCCATAGTTTTTGGAATGTATTGTTCCCAAGATATATTATTATTAAACATATGAGGGGTTCTTTCTTCGTAGTAATCTGTTAATTTTTTTTCTACAAATTTAAAATGATTGTAGTGTTCATCAGAGTAAGTAAAAGAATTAAATTTTTTTTGATCAACCATAAATACAGAATGACTATAAAATATTTTCTTAGTATATATTAAATCTTTAACATCTTTAATATTATAAAATTCTGCAATTTGTTTTAGCTCTATTAAAACATCTTCATGTAGTTCTTCTTGTACAATAAAGCTATTACGTATCTGTCTTCCTAACAGTAATGATTTTCTAATTTCGTATTGTTCTTTACATAACATCTAATGATCTCGCAGTTCTTGCTACTTTCTCTAGCACATCATACTTACCACTCTTATAATTTTCATATATAGTTAAAAGACTTTCAAAATTATGTTTAACACGATTGTAAACTGTTAAATCAAATTCTTTTTCTGTCATTTCATGTATTAGATGTCTATTAAAAACTATCTCTTCTACAAAACCATTATAGGAAGCCATTCCCTCACACCAATATTTAACTTGTACTGTTGATGAAACATAATCAATAGAAGTAATTTTGTAATTAAATTTTTTCATACTCAATGAGTCTCCAACCATGTTGTACCTACATTATATTCATTATCTAATGGACATTTTAAATCTAATGTTTTAGTAGTAGCATGTATAGCTTCTTTAGTAATCACACAAAACCTATCAACGTCTTTGTTTAATACTTCAAACTGATACTCATCATGGATAGAAGCTACAAGTTTAACATCTAACTTCTCTCTGATAGCTCTCTCCATGATATGTACTAACCATTGTTTACAAACAACTGCTCCTGCTCCTTGAATTAAAGTATTCAAAGCACTATGTTGACTTCTTATCTTTAATCTTCTTCCATCTAACCCTCTTAAAAATCCTTTAGCAGATGCTTCAGTAACTTGTTTACGTAGTAAATCTAAAGAAGGTAGTCTCTGTAAAAATCTATTAATCAAAGCTTGTCCTGCAGTTCTTCCCTTCCCTACTATATTACCTATCTTAAAAGCTCCTGCACCATACAAGAAAGCATAGATAAAAGTCTTTGCTTGGTCTCTGTTGTGTAACCCTGCTAACTTCATGTTAGTAGTGTGTACATCTCCATTTAAAATTGTATCAGTATATTTCTTAGCATCTTCTCTTCCTACCTTATACATATAATGAGCTAGACAACGTAGTTCTAATCCACTTGCATCTGTACCCACTAGCTTATGTGTTTTAGGATTGCTTATTGTCCATAAGTTTCTACACTCTTTTCCAAACGGACTATAGTTTGCAGGTACTTGTTGCATGTTAGGACTATTAGCAGACGTTCTTCCTGTAACAGTAGATAAAGTTCTAACCTTACCTCTCACTCTGTTATCCTCATCACATGATTCTATCCATGATTTTATTTGAGCTGATCTTTTTTGTAGTAATAAAAATCTATTAAACATTTTAGCTTCAGGTAAATCTATGTTAGATAAAATAGTTTCATTTAAAATTACATTACCTTTATCTGTTTTATCTTTAGGCTTCCAACCTTTACTCATTAAAACTTCTACTTGCTGTTGTCTACTTCCAATGTTAAAAGGTTTATAATTTGTTTTAGTTTTTAATTTAATTTCTTTAGGTGGAAAGGTATTGACTGCTTCAGTCTCTAATGATTTTCTTTCTTCTTCAATAGAACAAAAAAGTTTTGTAGCTTCCTCTAAGTTAAAAGCAAAACCATTCTCCTCTTGTTTATCTATTAACTGTCTTACCTTTTGTTCTAAGATTAAAGACTGTTGTGATACAGCAGGACTCTTAGAAAGTTTATTAAACAAAGCATGGGTAATCTCCACATCTTGAACACAATAGTCAAGCATGTCAGGACTATACTCTTCAAAACTTTCCATGTCTCCTTTAGGTAATCCTAATCTTATACCCCACATCTTCAAGGAGTGTCCACCATCTAACAAAGGATCAACTAACTGTGATAAGAGCATAGTATCTATTACTTTATTGGTAGTTATCTTTGTATTTAAAAATTTATTAAGTATGAAACCATCAAAAGATATTCCATTGTGCATAATAAATTTCTCTACTCCTAAAGACCAATCTCTAAATCCATGTAACATATCAGGAGGGAAAGGATAAACTTTACCTGTGTCTATATCTTTAGCTACAATACAATGTATCTTTGTAGCTTTAGGTATAGTATAGTTATTCTTTATAACCTCTTGCCTTAATCCATTTGTTTCTATATCAATTATTGCTCTCATTATCTTTCCAATCACACCAAAACTCATTATATAATATCATAGGAGTTCTCTCACCTACCCAGACATTAGCTATGTTAAACTGAGCATACTCATCTGCTTCTTCCCAAGACATACCATCTCGTTCTCTTAGTATCTCACATATCTTACTGTAAGAATATACAAGTAAAGTTTTCTTACTATACTGTTCTCCATATCCTATGATAGCATCTTTGAATCCATCTATAGACATAGCTTCAGCATCTAATCCACACCAATTACATTCTTCATCTTCACCTACATCTATCTCTTCATCTTCTACTAAACAATAATGTTTCCACATATCACTCATTAAAAAGCTCCTTCATATATTGCATCTGTATCTGCTCCATCCAAGAAAGGATTGTCTACTTGTTTTAATCTACCTGTGTTCTTATCATAGAATAAATGACAAGCCACTCCAAGAGTTCCACAGTATCTATTCTTTAAAATTCTAACCTTTAATGTATGTGCTAGTCTTTCATCTGATGCTTGTTGGTCTCGTTCTAAAGCTATCACAGAGTCAGACAGTTGAGCTATAGATGCTGAACCTCTTAGATGTCCAAGAGAAACTTCTCTACCATCATTAAAATCTTTATCTCCTTGTGGTCTTCTAAGATGACTAACAAGTAGCATACCAACTCCTGTCTGCTCTACTATACTTCTTAACTTAGACATAATAACATCAATAGTTTTTCTTTCATCATCTATTTCTTGCCCACTTACAATGATTGATAAGTGGTCTATGATAATCCATTTACAATCTAATGCTTGAGCCATGAACCGAACACGAGAAAGTATCTCATCATTACCTATAGAACCGAAGTGGTCAAAAGCATAGAACCTTCCTGTTCCTACTGTTTCATCTTGCCATTTCTTTAAATCTTCTAAATTATATTTATCTCTTATTTCTTTTATATATAATCTTGCATTAGCACTCACACTCATAATACTTAATGCAGTATTCTTTATTGATTCTTCTAAAGCTAGTACTCCTATATTATCTTTTGTATTTAAGAGAAGGTGATGCATGAGTTCTCTTACGATAGAAGACTTACCCATACCTGCACCACTTGTAAAAGTTACTAGCTCTTTACCTCTCATACCATATGTTGAATCATTTAAATCAGACCAAGGGTATGCACAACTATAAACATCTTCATCTTTAAATAAATCCTCACCAAGTTTCTGTAGATTTATAATTCCTGCAGGGGTGTAAGGTTCAGCATTCCACCAAGATCTAATAAAGTCTGCTTCTTTATCCTCCATTAGATAGGCAGAAGGATCATTCAATTCTAAGCTAATGACTCTACATTTCTTAGGTGCAAAAAGTTGAGCTACCTCTTCACTTGCTTTGTTCCCTGCTTCATCATTATCAAAACAGAGAACTACATTTTCAAAGCTATCAAGAAATTCAAAGTTCTCTTTGACATTTTTCTTGGCTGAAGTAGCTCCACTTTTCACACTAACACAAGGAGAGTTAGGATATTTTTTACCTAACATTTGATACACACTCATAGCATCTACCTCTCCTTCGCATATGGTAACATACTTACCACCTTTTTTAAATAAGTGTTGTCCATATAAAACTGCTTTATGTAGATTACCTTCACACCCAAAGGCTTTGTCGGAAATCTTTCTAGTTTTTGTAGCCACCTTTGAACCATTAGAATCTACATATTTATATCTGTGAGTATAGTTATCTGTACCATATCCTACAACTGTAGTACCAAACTTATCAGCAGTTTGCTTAGTAATTTTTCTTTCAAACAAAGCTGATGTAACTTCTCCAGAAACTTTGTAAGGATTTAATTCTACTTTAGTTTGGGGAAATGTTTTTCTATCACAACTATAACATTTTGTATGTCCATCAGCATATACCGTATAAGCATCACTTGAACCACAACCTTTGTGAGGACAAGCACCTTGTGAAACTATTGTATCATATAAATCCTTACTCATTTTTTTTAGTCCTCTCTCTTCCATGCTCTTGGATCATCAGACCATACATGATCTGCCCAATGACATGGATAATGTTTACCTTCGTTGTCTGGTTCAGGAGACCTTTTAACTACGATACCATACATCTCTTTCATATCGTCTAGTAAGTCTATAACTTTTTCTATCTCCCATGCAGTTATATATTTGATACCTGACTCTCTATAACTTTGAGTAAAGTCATTACCTG